AGCTGTTTGGGCTTATGCCATATTATAGAATTTTTTAATCAAGTCAATCGCATGCTCAGCGCCATAACATACTTTGGCCGAATAGCCTTCTTTGATCATATCAACTAAAAAATCTAACTGTAATTTGGTTGGCTTGCCAGATAAGGTTTTTAATTCAATCCATAAGCCAGAATGAATGCCATTACTACGAGGTAAAAACAAGTCGGCAGCGCCTGCTCTTACACCCATGCGCTTTAAAAGAGCACCATGTTGGGCAGATGTTTTCCGTTGATTTGCAATGTGGATTACTGGCAAATCTGAGCATTGCTTTATCCATTCGATAATTTTTATTTGTTCAATGTCTTCAAGTGTAACGGCCATTTAAAATCCTGTAAGCTAAATCCTTGCTTCTTATCGGTCCCACTTGTTCCGCCCACTTGCTAGCTAGAAGCGCCTTAGCAGCCTCAGGATACGACTTTCTTTTTAATGCGTACAACATATCGGCAAACTCAAGTAAATGCGAAATACCCATGTTAAATGCGAGCTCAACCAAAGCATCTGCACGCACTTGGTCTTGAATCTTATACCAATCATAAACCTGAAGTTGTAAACGAAAATATGCAATATCATTTTTAAGAAGATAAAAAATCTCATCAACACTTAATCCACGACCAACACCTTCTTGGATACATCTACCGCAACCAATAGTCATGTTTTTGTCTGAATCAAGATAACCAAATTGTTTTATGCCTTCATGTGCACCAAGACAACCAATTAACATCTCATCAGGAACAGCGCTCGGAGCTATAACCCCCTTGACACTAGTTTGCATAAATAATCGGCTCCACAGGGATTTGAACATAGCCATCATCGTTATCAACCTCAGATTGGTATACAACTACAGAATGCGTGGGATGTTTTGAATAATGTAACAGTAAACTGGAAAAGGCACCAAACATTAACATTAATAAGACAATAAATAACTTCATGATATCCCTTTGAGAACAGCCCTTGCGGATGACAAGAGCTGTACTGACTGACTAGGAGTGATGGAATGGAGGCCATCAGTTATTATAATATTAGATCTTAAGAAGTAATACTATTGTTATTATAAGCGTGGCTTGTTTTATGTATAATCTTGAATAAGATTTGATCATCAACAACTTACGCACAAATAATCCTGTGCGTAAGCCTGTGTTTAAAGCATGAATCAATTGTGAACTATTCTGCAGCGGCACCCGTAGCACCAGAAACAGCAGGTTCTACAGCATTATCCACATCATTTACCACATTTTCCACTGTATTAATAATGGCCGATGCGCTTGGAACTAATGCTTCTACAACAGGTGCAGCAATAGTTAGAACATTTTTTAGTTCAGCCAATGCGCCTAGAAGGCCGTTGTGATTTGCAAGGGACGTTGCAATTGCGGTTTCGTATTCTTTGATACGTGCTTCCATAGATGCTACAAAAGTTGATAATTCTGACATGATTATATTCCTTGTTGAGTTAATGCCCCTGCTCAACGTCAGGGGCAGTTTATGGTAGCATAGTTATTGATAATACTCTCTGATAACAATGTAGCCTGAGCCGCCTGCTCCACCGGCACTACCGCCTGTTCCCGCAGTTCCCGCAGTTCCCGCAGTTCCCGCAGTTCCTACAGCATAAGAATAAGTTGCAGAAGGACTAGTAATAATTGCATTTACATATCCTGATTATCAATTATAGATTTAATTATTATCTTTTAACCATTTTCTTTGAAATTTCATACTTTTGATTAGAGGCATGATTTTGTCCTTAAATGAATTCTGTAATTACTACATATCCTCCAGTTCCATTACCACCAGAAAAAGATGATGTTGTCCCATTTGCAGCTGCTCCTGCGCCTCCAGATGCGAATCCAGTAGCATTGGATCCAGTAGCTCCAGATGTAGCAATAGAATTTATACCTGTTCCACCTGATCCAATTAATGAAGATCCACCTTGACCAGAATTTCCATAAACAGAAGTGTTTCCTCCTATTGAAGACAATCCACCCATTCCCACGGAAGTAATGTCACCTACAGCTCCTGATAAAGATATTAAATATCCACCAATAGCTCCAGCTCCTCCTGATCCTCCTCCTCCAGCTCCACCTAATGCGACGCAAATTGTGCTTACTGAAGTATTTCCTCCTGCTCCTCCAGTAACATTTCCTCCTGAACCATTTCCAGCTCCTCCTATAGTTACGGTTTTAGATGCTCCAATTGTAGTCGCAGATGCAAATTTCCTAGAATAACCTCCGGCTTGTCCACCACCACCACCTCCTCCCTGTATAGATGATCCAGCTATGCCCCCTCCACCAGCACCACCGCCCCAACATTCAATGATGCAATAGACCATTCCTGACGTAGGCGTATAAGTTCCAGTTGCTGAAAATGTTTGGACATTAATTGAAAATGATGAACCAACTGGAGTAGTCCATGTGCCTGATCCAGACCAGTAAGTGGTGCTAGATGCTCCAGTTCCGCTATTAAGATTAGTCACAGGTAAATTGCCACTCACGCCAGTCGTTAAAGGAAGTCCTATAGCATTCGTTAACGTGGCGGATGCAGGAGTTCCGAGCACAGCATTACCTGTAAATGTTGGGCTAGCAAACGTAGGTGAACTGGTAGTATCAATAGCCTGAGGCAATGTAAGCGTAAGCGCTCCTGTTTGTCCACTTCCGGTAGTACCATTAACTAAGATTTCATTAGCCGTCCCGGCCACCGAAGTCACGCCTACCGCGCTCGTTTCTATCGTAGCCCATGTTGAGCCATCAACTGTACTTTCAAATAATGATGTCTGAGTATTAAGCCGAATCGTACCTGCTCCTCCTGCACGCTGAGCAGTCGTTCCACCCGGCAATTGAACGCCTCCTGTACCTGGTAAAATAGGATTGCTAACCAAGGATAATGTAACTGCGCCAGTTGATGCTGATGCTGCGATTTGATTGGACGTTCCTGCGATAGATGATACAACTCCAGAGGTCAATGCAACTGTTCCGCTCGCATCTGGGAAGGTGTATACACTAGTACTAGCGGCTGAAGGCAATGAGAATGCGCTAGTATGCTGATAACCAGAACCAGTAAACATTATAAATTGATTCGTTGCAGCAGTAGTGGATAAATTAAAAACACCTAGACCTTTGGCAGTGAAGTTAATGCCAAGGTCAGTTGGTATTCCAGCAGGAGATAAGCTTGGATTAGAAACCCCCGCTGCATTATTTAATACAAAATAATTAACTGCCGAAGAGGTGGCGGGGAATGAAGCTGCTATATTACCATTTGAGTCCAAAATATTAGATGCATTAAGTCTTACAGTATTAAACTGAACTGCACTACTTGTTGCAATACTCTGCGGCAAACTAAGGGTAACAGTCCCAGTGCTAGCAGAAGCAATCACCTGATTGGCAGTGCCAGTGATGGATGTAACTGCGCCAGCCGAAGTTAAAAGTGTTCCGCTTGTGGGGAAGGTAACATTTGTTGCACCCGTCATAGTAAACGTAGAAGCAAATGCGCCCGATGTTGAAAGAGTTCCCGCCAATGTCAGCGTATTAGAGCCGTTATTTACGCCGGTGCCGCCATAAGTAGGGCCAATCAATGTTCCGTTCCATACGCCGGTACCAATCGTACCTAGCGTGGTTATCGAACTCTGGCCAACATAAGACGCAGATATGTCTATGACTGGAGTAATTCCACCTGTGGATGTAACTCTGTTAGATGTGCCGGAAACACTTGTTACGCCCGTTCCCGCTGGCGTTCCCCATGTGCCATCACCGCGCCAGAAGGTCGTGCCGGATGCACTTGTGCCAGAATTTAGATTTGTAACGGGCAGATTGCCAGAGAAATTAATCGTGATTGAACCCGAAGCATTTCCTACCAGAATGTTTGTGCCAGAATTGATAGCCGCTGGTGCATATGTTCCGCCTGTTAATCCAATCGGTATTTGTCCGGCAGTGGGCGCTATTCCTGTGCCTAGGCCGCCATAGGTAGGTTGTACGACAGATGCCTGCCATGTTCCTGTCCCAATTGTGCCCAGAGTAGTAATTGATGTCTGGCCTACGTAACTTTGGGAAATATCAATTACTGGCGTTGTTCCGCCAGTAGATGTGATTCGATTTGAAGTTCCTGAGACACTGGTTACGCCGGTGCCTGCAGGTACAGACCATATGCCATTTCCTGCCCAATAAGTCGTGCTCGAAGCACTGGTGCCACTATTAAGGTTTCCTACTGATAAATTACCGGTTACCCCTGTTGTTAGGGGTAAACCAGTACAATTCGTGAGAATACCTGATGCAGGTGTATTTAAAGTAGCAGTTATTAACGAAGGAGAATCTGATCCAACAAAATTACCCGTTCCAGACTGACCAGAGAGCGATGTGCCAACACTATTTTGAGTCGTCATAATTATCCTTCGTTATTAGGCAACAACTATTGCTTGTTGTGAATTACTTATCACAGAAAATGTGACGCGATATCGTGATGGCGTAATCCCAACGGATGTGGATGTTATTTGTATCAATCCTGCAGCCGTCACCGCAAACGTATCCACCAAAGTTCCGACTGTATGATTAGACACTTCCGTACCAATTATCGTTGCTGTTCCTGATATCGTGCCTGCTTTGTTCGTGATTGCATAAGCCATTATGCCTGAGGTGCACTGATAATCTGTGCCGTCAGTAGCTTCAACGGTATAATGGATTACGCCACCAACCATAGAGCCAGAGGCAATCGTAGGCGTTACAATCGTGACAGCAGATGCACTTGTTAGAGCCGCTGTTCCGTTCAATACTAGACGAGGCACCGATGTTGCAGCCGCTGTTCCAGTTGTTCCGCCTGACGCATCGGCCAGAAGCTGTATTTGTGAAGGCGTTCCTGTACCTGTTGATGTAGGAGCAGTAATTATAATATTGGTGCCATTTTGATTTGTACCTACAGCAGCGCCACCAGTAATGTTCAGTGCTCCACCAACGCCGCTTGTCTGAGAAGATCCACTATTTATGTTTAATGATCCTCCTGCACCGCTTGTTGATCCGCCTAGACCGGGTGTTATGGCTATAGGACCGCCTGCTCCAGTTCCGGCTCCAGTTCCTCCAGTACCAGTTGTTATATTTAACGGACCACCAGAATTAGTTCCCGAACCTTTCCCGGTGAGTAATGTTAAAGTTCCGCCAAGACCATTCCCCGCTCCTGTCGTGATATTTATTGCACCACCAGCTCGACTTGAAGTTGAAGAAAGTCCGCTGGTTATATTTATTGTCCCACCAAAACCTGTTGATGAACCATTGGTGTTCCCCGCTGTAATATTAATTCCACCACCAGAGCCACTTGAATTCCCACTTGTACCAGCAAGAATAGAAATCATGCCTCCGCTTCCAGATGTGTTTCCTGTCCCGGATGTGAGTGTTATTAATCCACCATTACTTCCCGCGTTACTTGTGGCTCCTGCGGTAACATTGATTGGAGCGCCAACACCACTGCTATTGCTAGCTGTTGTCAATGTTAGACCAACAGTTGTACTCGTTAGCGTTGTTCCTGCTGTACCATTGAATGCTACGGATCCAGATGTAACGTCACCGACTGTAGTGATACCAGATGAAGCGACTGCCTGCCAAGATGGAGGAGCACCGCTATTTGCAGTCAATACCCAGCCAGCGGTACCACTATTTGCCAATAATGAAGGAACACTGCTGTTATTAGTGATTAAAACACCATTTGCCAAAGCACTTAATCCTGCAATAGTATTGGTTGCTGAGCTGTATAAAATTTGATTTGCAACAGTAGCCGCCAAACCTGTACCACCATTAGGAACTGTTAATGCTGCAGTTAACGTCAGTGCTGCAAAAGTTGGCGAACTTGTACTTGCTATGGATTGAGGCAAACTTAATGTCACAGCACCAGTTGATGAAGATGCAATAACTTGGTTAGCAGTTCCTGTAATGGATGTAACTGCACCAGCACTCGTTAAAAGTGTTCCGCTTGTGGGGAATGTGACACTGGTTGCTCCAGTCATAGTAAACGTAGAGGCAAAAGCACCCGATGTAGCTAGGTTGCCAGCCAATGTTATCGTGTTAGAGCCGTTGTTTACGCCCGTTCCACCATAAGTAGGCCCAATCAATGTTCCCTGCCACACACCTGTCGCAATCGTTCCTAGCGTGGTGATTGAGGTTTGACCAATATACGTGGATGCTATTGCAATCACGGGCGTTGTACCGCCCGTGGATGTAATTTGATTCGAGGTTCCGCTCACACTTGTAACAGTTCCTGTCGTAGTAGATAGTGTTCCACTAGTAGGGAATGTGACATTAGTGGCGCCTGTCATTGTAAATGTAGAGGAGAATGCGCCGGATGTTGTTAAAGAACCACCTAAAGTTAAAGCGCTTGTTCCTAACTGCAATCCTGCAAAAGTTGGCGAACTGCTCGTAGCAATCGCCTGCGGAAGACTAAGCGTCACAGCGCCCGTTGATGAGCTGGCTATAATTTCGTTTGCTGTTCCAGTAATGCTTGATACGTTGCTGATTCCCACAGCTGCTGCAAAATTTGCATAAGTAATGGCAGAGTCTGTTCCGGATGTGTATGGCGAGTGAACTAAATATAATAGATCGGCACTTAACATTGTTGTAGAAGGGTTGGACATGTATATTTGATCTAATGTCTGCGACATAATTATTCCTTAGGCTAATTCTAAATATTGACCTGTAGTCAAAAGCAATGGACTAAAATTAGTTTCCAATAAAACATTAACTTGTGGCGGAGTTGCAAAGCCAACATCCAATTCCTGAACATAAGGCGAGTCAGTCAAAGGATTTTGAACTATCCCATAGCTAGGAACCCCATTGTATATGCTCATAATTAATTCACATAAGGATTAATAATCAAAAGCTTCACACTAACCCATGGAGTAGACGTATCGGCAGTAATGAAACTCAATTTTTGTCCTGCTACTACAGCACGTGCAGAAGGATTTAATTCGGCCGTTGTCGCTGAAAATGTTGTGCCTGGAACTA